TATGAATCACTGCAAAACAACCGCTACAAAAAATACAATCTTAGTTATTAATTACATATACAGTTAAAAAATACCTGTATTCATTGCTATATATCAATGGATGTATATGTATTCATATATATGTTTCAGGAACTGGGATAAATATGGATGAATTGCTATGTATGTATTCATATATATGTTTGACCAACCCTGTATATCAATAGATGTAGATGTATTCATATATATGATTCCCTGAAAGCCAACCCCCACCCACCCAAATGAAAAAAAAGCACATCCGGGGAAACCAACCTCTATCCAAAATTATTATTTTTCACCGGATTTCGTTAGGTTATACTACATAATAGTATTATTTGCCCCAGATTTCGGGATAAGAATATTATTCTCTGACTTTATACTTTATATGGTATAATATTGTTTAATTTTCAAGTAAACGACTTAGCACTTCCTAGCAATCTCTAATGAAGTAAATACTATATAGAACATACAAATAATAAAATCATTAGAATATTCTAGGTAAGAGCACAAACAATATTTTGATACTGGTATAACTATAATATGGCTCAAAAAGGCAAGGTTTCTGTTGATTCAGAAGATGAAATAATACAAATAGAGAAGGATTTGGAAGAAGAGCTGAGATATGCAGTAGCTTCTGCTAAGGGAATTGTACCTGCGGATGCGGTAATTAAGATTGAACGCAAGAAAGGTAGACCAACAGGCGGATTATCAGCAGAATCTAAGAAAGCAGGTGGTAAAAAGTCCAGAATCAAGCGTGGACAGACCTATAAACCTACAGATGATGACTATTCTAAGGTAGAAGAGATGGTTTGTATAGGCTTGGACCAACATACTATATCTAAGATTATGGGTATCTCTAATGCTACCCTTACTAAATACTATTCCCACAATTTATTGGTAGGAAAGGAAAAGCGTACAGCCAGAGTTGCAGGCGTAGCGTATGAAATGGCTGTATCTGGTGAATCTCCCAGTATGACAACCTTTTGGCTAAAGACACAGGCAGGATGGTCTCCGAAACACACTGTTGTAGTCGAAGACAGGACTTTTGACATCAAGTGGGCAGAGGATGCCGCAGATATTGCAGATGCTAACCAGTTACTAAGGGATAAAGAAGACAAATTACACTGATGCTTTCTAGGATTCACTCTCGTTTGAAACAAAGATTGATAGCAGAAAATAATTTATCAGATAAAGTTGCTGAAAACCTGTCCAGAACAATATTAATGAAGAAGGGATATTTGAATAAGGATGGAACAACAAGAGAAACGCAAAGAAATAATAATTCCTTACACACCGAGGGAATTGCAAAATGAAATACATACACACCTAGATAGATTTAATGTTGTAGTATGTCATAGAAGGTTTGGTAAAACAGTATTTGCTATTAACCAATTAATAAAGAGTTCGGTAGAGAATGTAATAAATGGTAAGCCAGCACCACGTTACGCTTACATAGCACCACTATTCAAGCAGGCTAAGACAGTTGCTTGGGATGAATTGAAGAGACTATGTTCTGTATTTCCTGAAGTTAAGTTCAACGAAGCTGAACTAAGAGCTGACTTTATGGGAGCTAGGATACAACTCTACGGGGCAGATAATTATGACACTCTCAGGGGAATTTACCTAGACGGAGTTGTATTAGATGAGTACGCTCAGATGAACCCAAAGATGTTTTCTGAGGTAATTAGACCAGCTCTTTCAGATAGAAAGGGGTATGCCATCTTTATTGGCACACCAAAAGGGAAGAACGAATTTTATGATTTATACCACTCAGCACCGGAAAGAAAGGGTTGGGCTAGATTCTTATATAAGGCGAGTGAAACGGGGATATTAGATGATGAGGAATTGGCACTTGCGAAACAAGATATGGCAGAAACTGAATTTGAACAAGAATACGAGTGTTCTTGGTCTGCTGCACTTAGAGGTGCGTATTATGCTAAAGAGATTGAAACTGCTTATGAAGAAGACCGAGTGGGGAAAGTCCCTTATGACCCGTCTAAACAGGTAATAACAAGCTGGGATTTAGGGGTTTCAGACGCAACCTCAATTTGGTTTGCACAATTTATAGGGAAAGCGGTACACCTTATAGATTATTTCGAGAGTTCAAACGAAGGCTTACCTTATTATATAGATGTATTAAAAGGAAAAGGTTATAGGTATGGTGCTCATATTGCACCACATGACATAGTAGTTAGAGAATTTTCTACTGGTAAAAGTAGAAGAGACCTAGCCTTTGACCTAGGAATAGATTTCCAAGTTGCACCGAAGTTGAAAGTAATGGATGGTATAGAAACTACCAGAACTTATTTGAACAAATGCTGGTTTGATGAAGAGAAGACTAAGAAGGGATTAGAAGCTCTACTTCAGTATAGAAGCAGTTATGATGACAAAAGAAAAATCTGGTCGCAGAAGCCAGTCCACGATTGGACTTCTCACGCCAGTGATGCCTTTAGGTACTTAGCCGTAACGGATGTAGTATTTACTGGAAATGATAGTGTCTGGGGTAAGGAATTACCTAAGACTGATTTAAGTTGGATAGTATAAGAGGAGAATATTATGGCACTTAACCCAATATGGTTAGAGAATATTGTTAAAGAGATGGCACAGGACATTAAGGACTTGAAAGAAATAATGAAAGCAGTGAGTCCGCCACCTAGTAAACAGACGAAGTACCCAATTAATAAAGGTAAATAATTTATGGCGAAGTCCAAGAAAATGACAGAGCGTGAGCTGGCTGCTCACCTAGAGAGTGAAATTACATCCTCTCTAGGCTACTTAGATGGTAAACTTACGACACAACGCTCAGATGCACTAGACCGATATTATGGTAAGAAGTACGGTAATGAGCAGGAAGGCAGGTCTCAGATTGTTACTAGAGATGTAGCAGATGTTATAGAATGGATTATGCCTAGTTTGATGAAGATATTTACTGGTGGTGATAAGGTTGTTAAGTTTGAACCACAAGGACCAGAAGATATTGAGATGGCAGAACAATCTACGGATTATGTCAACTATGTCATTATGCGTCAGAATCCGGGATTTAGTATTATATACCAATGGTTCAAGGATGCTCTGCTACAAAAGAATGGTATTGTTAAACATTACTGGGATGATACCAGTGAGACATTAAGAGAAGAATATAAGAACTTAACCGAAGAAGAGTTCACTGCTCTCTTAATGGATGATAATGTAGAAGTAAAACAACATACAGAAGTTGGTGGTATTGAAGAAGGTGAAGATATTATTTCCCTACATCCACAACAAATAACACACGATGTTGTAGTTTCAAGAACGTATGAAGATGGACAGGTTAGGATAGAACCTGTACCACCAGAAGAATTTTTAATTAATAAATATGCTAAGACAATCGAGGATGCTCGATTTGTTGGTCATAGAGTCAAGAGAACCAAGTCTGAATTAATAGAACAAGGCTACCCTAAGTCTAAAGTAGACAAAGCCTTTCCTAATGATGAAGCTGACTATAAAGCGGAAAGACTTGCCAGATTTAACCACGAACAAAGTTCAGCACCGGAAGGTGATTTGGATGAAGGTATCTGGATAACAGAATGTTATGTCAGGGTTGACTTTGATAATGACGGTATTGACGAATTAAGAAAAGTAACGAAGGTTGGAGATGAATTGTTTGACAATGAGGCTGTGGATAGTGTTCCCTTCTCCTCCCTTACACCTATCCCAATGCCTCATAAGTTTTACGGTCTGAGTGTTTATGACTTAATCTCTGACCTTCAACTAATTAAGACTACTCTAATGCGTAACTTGTTAGACAATATGTATTTAACAAATAATGGGCGTTATGAGGTAGTCGAAGGACAAGCTAATTTAGATGATTTAATGACTGCAAGACCGGGTGGTATTGTAAGAGTTAGGACTCCGGGTGCTGTAACACCTTTACAGACACCACAACTGGACCAGAACTCTTTTAGTATGCTTGGTTATTTGGACAGCATTAGAGAAGAACGCACTGGTGTTAACAAGAACGCTATGGGTTTATCTGAAGGTGCTTTAAAGTCCCACCAAACTGCTACAGGTATAGGTCAAGTTATGACCGCAGCACAGCAAAAGATTGAACTAATTGCCAGAATATTTGCAGAAACTGGTATGAAACAACTGGCTAATTCTGTATATCAACTGGTACAGAAATATGAAAAGCCTGAGAAAATTGTAAGACTTAATAATAAGTGGGTAACAATGTACCCATCAGAATGGAAAGATAAACTAGATTGTACTGCCCAAGTTGGCTTAGGATTCGGCAATAAAGATATGAACTTGCTACACTTAGGAAGACTCGGGCAGACAATACAAATGATTTCTCAACACCCAGCAGCCGGTATGCTACTTAAACCCAAGAATATATATAATTTAGTAGCAGAACAAATAAGAGCTATGGGTATGAAGAATGTAGATGATTTTATTACCGACCCCGGTGATGCTCAACCACAACAGCAAGGTCCTTCTCCAGAAGAACAAGCCAAGCAGATGGAAGCACAGTTAAAGGCTGAGGAAATTAAAGTTAAACTACAGAAGATACAACAAGAGTCTGCACTGAAACAGCAAGAGATGCAAATTGATGCTGAAATAGCACAGCAAGAACTATTGCTGAAAAAGCAAGAAGCTAATGTACAAATACAAATTAAATCTCAAGAACTAGAAATTAAGAAAGCAGAGCTTGCACTTAAGCAACAAGAACTTATACTAGAAAGGGAGCAGGAAAGACCGGTAGCTATTGGTAATACCTGATTAAATTATGGGAAAGAAGAAGGGAGAGGAACTGCGTAGAGCAGATGAAGCAAAACGATTGTTGGATAACCCTCTATTTAAAGAGGCTTTTGAGACAATTAGAAAGGCACTTATTGAGCACCTATTAAATACTAGAGTTGCTGAAGAGGTGGAAAGAGACAGATTATATATAACAATTAAAGCACTGGACCTAGTAGAACAACATATACAGTCTGTGCTTGAAACTGGAAAACTTGCTAAGAAGGAGCAAGAAGAATTTATTAACTAAGTGAGAGGAGCGACAGATGGATTCTGAAGAGAATAACCAAGAAGTTAGATTTGAAAGAGCAAAAGCAGGTTCTAGTGAAGAAACTGCAAATACAATCCTTAATATGTGGGACTCACAAGAGCAAACCGCAAACGAGGAAACCAAAGCCGCTGTTGACGAGGAAGCGGTAGAGGAAACACAGGAAGCTGAAGAGGTTGAAGAAGAAGCCCCCGAAGAAGAGGGACAAGCTGAAGAAGAGACTAAAGAATCAGAGCAATCTGAGGAAGAGGAAGCCGAAGAAGAGGTTGAATTAGTAGCCGAAGAGGACTTGAAGTATACTATTAAAGTAGGCGGAGAGGAAATGGAGGTTGATATAGATGAACTCAAAAGCGGATACCAAAGACAAGCTGACTATACTCGTAAGTCTCAGGCACTAGCAGAGCAACGTAAAGGAACTGAAAAAATTCAGGCTGAACGTATGCAACTAGAGCAAGAGAGACAAATGTACGCAAATGGTCTTCAGATGTTGCAAGAGCAACAATCAGCCAAGTTGCAAAACTTCGATGGTGTAGACTGGAATACTTTGAAAGAAGAAGACCCCTACGCTTATATGCTAAAGAAAGATGAGTACAGAGATGCACAGGATAAAGTAAGTAATGTAGCCCAACAGCAGTCTCTTATACAACAAGAACAGCAACAGGCACATAAAAAAGCAAGAGCACATTTTATACAACAAGAGTATACTAAACTTGTAAGTGCTTTACCTGAGTGGACTGACAAAGACTCTACTATAAAGCAAGACATACGTAAATATGCTGCTGATGTAGGTTTTCGACCAGAAGAGATAAATCAATTAGCTGACCATCGTAGCGTTCTAGTAATTAAGAAAGCTATGGAGTTTGATAAGCTAACCAAGAAAGTAGCTCCGAAGAAGAAAGCAGTCAAGAAAGTTCCTAAAGTACAAAAAGCTGGCAGAGGAAAATCGAAGGAAGATACAGCTGCTGAAGCACTAAAGAAAAAGCGTACACGGTTGAGGAAGTCTGGTAAACAAAAAGATGCCGCTTCCTTATTTTATGATATGCTTTAAGGAGATATTGAAATGCCTACAAATTTCAGTACATATGATGCAACAGCAATCCGTGAGGATTTGTCTGATGTAATCTATGATATTTCCCCTACTGATACTCCGTTCCTATCGGGTATAGCTGGTAAAGGTTCTGTTTCTAACACTTATTTTGAGTGGCAGACAGATGCCTTAACCGCTGCTTCTGGAACGAACTATCACGTGGAGGGAGCTGCCGTGGGTGCTGCAACTACAACTGCTACAACTAGATTGGGTAACTATACTCAAATTAGTAAGAAGGTGGTTGAAGTCACTGGTACTCAAGAGACAGTAAATAATGCCGGAAAGAAGTCTGAGATGGCACACCAACTCGCAAAAGCCTCGAAAGAGGTTAAGAGAGATATGGAGACTTCACTATTAGCAAACAACGCTGCTGTTGCAGGTGACTCATCTACAGCACGTGAAACAAAAGGAGCTGGTGCATTTATTACGTCTAACGTAACTGATGCGGGTTCTTCTGGTTCACACGCTGCGGTTGTTGAAGCTGATATAACTGCTGTTGCAGAATCTACTTGGAACGCTGGTGGTGAACCATCAACAATCCTTCTAGGTGCTACCAACAAAAAGTTAATTACAGCTATGACTGGTCGTGCTGAAGCGACTCGCTCAGTAATCGATGACAACAAGTCAATCTATAATGCGGTTGATGTTTATGTATCAGATTTTGGTACATTCAACATTACGCTGGATAGATATGCTGACCAAGACCTTATATACTTCCTAGACCACGATATGTGGTCAGTAGAGTATCTTCGTGATTTCCAAACTGTGGATATTGCGAAAGAGGGTGACTCAGACAAGAAGATGCTTCTTGTAGAGTTTGGTCTACGCTGTGGCAACGAAGCTGCTAATGGAGCAATCCGTTACACAACTGGTTAATAACTAACCAAATACCACCCTAGGAAACTGGGGTGGTTTAACCGAGATGGCTCAATGAGCATCTCATTTTAATAACTCGCTTAATAAAGGAGAGCAATATGAATAATTTAACAACGTTTGACCCATTTAGAAATTTGACAGTAGGTTTTGATAATGTATTTGACCAACTATCATCTTTGTCTCAGTTTGAGATACCTAAATACCCACCTTATAACATCAAGAAGATTGATGATAATAAGTATCAGTTAGAAATGGCACTAGCTGGATT